TGAAGCTAGTTTCCTGCCGGTTGAAAACCAGCACGTTGTTATGCGAGACTCAGACAATACTGTGCTGAGCGTTGCGGGCAACGATTACACACCTTTCCAAAACCATGACGTTATGGGCTTTTTCAAAAAGTTCACAGAAGCTGGTTCTATGACCATGGAAACAGCGGGTAGCCTTCGCGATGGTAAGGATATCTGGGGGCTGGCCAAGCTTAAAAGCAAAACGATACTGGTTGGTGATGATGAAATCAATGGGTACTTGTTGCTGAACAACAGCCATGAGGTTGGTAAGGCAATGACCATGATGTTTACGCCCATCAGGGTTGTTTGTAACAACACTCTTACACTGGCCCTTCAGCAAGGTGGCACTCGTTTTAGGGTGTTGCATGTGCAAATGTTTGATGAGGAAATTGTGGCCGCTGCTGAAAACGCCCTTGGGTTGAGCAGCAATGCCATGACCGAGTTCTCTGAACAGGCTGAGTTCCTTAGTACCAAACGGGCTACTGAAAGCCAGTTGGATAACTACGTTGCTGAGTTGTTCCAACCTAAAACGCTTATAGAGCGCAGTAAATCCTCTAACGATAACCTGCCAGCCCTACGGGATGAGTTCAAGCGCACCGCCCTTTCAGTTCGGGAAGCCATTGAAAACAGCCCAGGTTCCGGCATGGTTTCTGCCAAGGGTACTTGGTGGGGAGCCCTTAACGGTGTGACATTTGTAACGGACCACCTGAAAAAAAGCAGGACAGAAGGCAATAGCCTTCACAGTGCTTGGTTTGGTAGCGGAGCCAACGTAAAGCGCCGCGCTTTGGATAAAGCAATAGAGTATGCCAAGGCGGCGTAACCGATAAATCAACCCTTGTGCGGAGGGTGCTCTTAGACAATAAAAGAGCACCCTCTGAGTTTTTCAGGAGATTCTATGGGGGACTTAGAGGACTGGCAATGCAGATCAACATGGGCTGATGGAACGACCTTTACCGCCCATGAACTAAAGACGTTAGGTTTGAAAAGAATTCTCAGAAGAAGGAAAAAAGAAATGAAAGATGAAAACACGGTAGAGGTAGTTGATTTTTCAGAAGGCCCGAAAAAAAGAGGGCCAAAGCCTGACTATCCTGGGCCCGATGCAAACACCCCCGCGGCGGAAAACGTAGTTTCCCATGGTAAGGGCCGAGGGCGTAACGAGTGGTTGGATAAGAAGCTTATAATTATTCAGTTGGAAGATGAGCCAGCGGGTGTCCGAAAAGATAGTAAGCGGTGGCGCAATCAGCTGGTGATTCTTCAATGCAAAACGGTTGGCGAGGCCCTTGACCGATTGTCTGCTTTGACGAGCCCCGGCAGCGGAGCGGATATTCGTTTGGCTGTCAAAAAAGAAATCATCAGGCTTGAAGCCCCTTAAGAAGGAATAGACATGAATCCGGAAAACGTAGAAAGTTTTTTCCATTGGATCAACGAGCGACATTTGATTTATCTTAAGAGGATGGCGGGTGTGCCCGCTCCTTGGACAGATGACTCAATATTGAACCGGTACAAATTCACGAACCCTTTTCGGGAAAATGATCGCGTAACTGTTTGGATGCGTAAAAATTGGACGCGGCCCCACGATGTTGATTCGTTGCCTTTACAAATCTATAACATTTGTTTGTTCCGAATGTTTGGGACCTCTGAGTTTGCAGAGGCGGTAGGATGGCAAACAGAGTGGAAGCCAGACCTTCTTAAATCTGTTGCGCGCCAAAGGTTGAACAACAAACAGAAGGTGTTCACTGGCGCTTACATCATCACCAACCAAGGGCTACGACTGCCCAAGGAAGAGGTGGTGGTGGATCTTTTCCTTGGCCCTGTGTGGCAGAACAGTGAACGTCTTGCTGGGATAGCCCTCCAAAACAATTTGGAGTTGATGCACAAGCATCTTGGCCAGTTGAAAGGATGGGGCGGTGGTGGATTCATGGCCTATGAGGCTGTGACGGATATGTACCACACCCCCGTTTTGGACCATGCAGAAGACGGAATGACTTGGGCTAATGCTGGACCGGGAGCCAAACGCGGATTAAACCGTATTCATGACCGTAATTTAACCAACGGTCGTGCCGATTGGAACCAGGAAATGCAGGTTCTTCTTGGGCATAAAGATTACTACTTATGGGACATAGATACGTTTGAGGTTGAGGAAACCAGGGAGCTTTACCTGAAAAGCCCCCGGCCAACGAACCTTGTGAACATGCGGTGCATAGAGCACAGCTTGTGCGAGTGGGACAAGTACGAGCGGGTGCGGTTGGGACAGGGCCGTCCAAGAAGCAAGGTGTCTTATACGGATGGTAACGTGTACCCGTTGAACTAGGAGCTAGATATGTCTGACACAGTAGTTGTGCATTTGACCAAGTGCGCAGAAAAAACGACTATTGCCAGTGCCAAGATCGCTAAGTTCCTTGCTGAAGCGCACGACTTACCTTTGGTAGATGGCCCTGGGCAATTCAAAAAGCAGTACCGCAACATTATTTATGTGAACAGCATGGGAGCTTTTGCCCACGCAGATCTTCGCAGGGAGCTTGCGGTGCAGAGTCGAAACTGTGATCGGTTAATTTATGTGCAGAACGACTACAATGTTCACCCCATCAGCCAAGTGCAAAAAGTTGTGCGGGACGAGAGGGGCTGGAGCCATGATTTCCCCTTTACCAAGGGCGAGATTTTTCTTTGGGGAACTGTTCCTGAGTACCTTATCCGACCAGGGGATCTGTACCTTAACTGGAATCAGCTGACGTATAATCCGTTAGCCCGTAGTAAGCCCCCTAGCGGCCCCCACAAGGGCTCAGTATTTTATTGGGGGGCATGTAGGCCGGGGCGCAAGGACGCCTTCGCACGGCTGTTATTTGGCTGTTATGGCCATGCCCATCTCCCTGTGGTTATTAGCTGCGCCACAAAAGTGCGAAGCAAGTTTGAAGAAATTCCTAAAGAGTACAAAGACTGGATCTATGATCTGCCAACTGAAGTAAGCTATGTGAAACCCTTTAAGAGGTTGGAAGAGCTTCAAGAGTACGGTTGCACCATCTACATGGAAGATGAAACCAGCAACGACGTGTACACCAGTCCGGCCAACCGATTCTATGAAGCACTCAGTGCAGACCTATTCATGTTCGTAGACGATATCGCTGCGCACACACTCAAACGGGCCGGGTACGAAGTTCCCCCCGAGTGGGTTATTAAAACTCCAGCGGACATTAAACGTGTTGGTCTACCTGTTCCTGTGGCGCAACGTAACAAACAAGCCATGCTGTGGAAATACAAGGCGGAGGAGGGTCTAACAGATCTTCGAAAAAACAGCGCCCTAGCTATTTCAGGGCTCAATTAACCCATTCAAAAGTAAGGGTGTAGAAAGACCATGTTTACTTTCAACGTGCGAAATGTCAGCGAAGCCTTATACCTTGTGAACCAAAGTTTGCGGAGTAACGGCCTTAAACGTGAAACACGAAACGGCCCCGCGTTAGAATTTCCAGCGCCAGTGGCCATTTCATATAGAAATCCTAAGGAGCGGGTGCTTTTCTACCCGCAGAGGGACGCCAACCCGTTCTTCCATTTTATGGAGAGCCTGTGGATGTTGGCGGGGCACCGAGATGTTGAGTTTGTACAGCGATACAACAACCAAATGTCAGTGTATAGCGACAACGGGGTAAATTTCCACGGTGCCTACGGCTACCGATGGCGAAACTGGTTTGAAAAAGACCAGCTTAAAACTCTCATACACCGATTAAAGACGTACCCTAACGACCGCCGTTGCGTTTTGAATATGTGGGACCCTAAAGCGGACTTGGTAGAAGGGAACCAAAACGTAGACATCCCTTGCAACACCCACATCTACTTTAGGTTGGACAAAAGTAAAATTCACATGACTGTGTGCAACCGCAGCAATGACATGATCTGGGGAGCCCTTGGTGCGAACGCCGTGCACATGAGCTTTTTGCAAGAGTACGTTGCAGACATGATTGGGGTAGAGGTTGGAACCTACGTTCAGTTCAGCAACAATTTCCATGCCTACTTAGAGACATTGTCTAAGCTAGACAACCTTGTGGCTGATTACGAACCATATCTTCAATTAAAAGAAAAAGCCGACACAATGTGTGGGTCTTCCGTTTACGCCGAGCCAGTGAGCTTGGTGACTGATGTGGATCTGTTTGATGAAGACTTGACGTACTTTATGACCAACCAAGAGCCCATAGTGCAAAGAGGTTACGATTACGTCAACCAAATCTTCCCAGAAGTGGCAGAACCTATGCGCGAAGCGTGGGGTTTTTGGGAGGAGCACAAACGTTTGAAAAAGCTTGTCAACAATCTTTCAACGGTCTCTAAAATAGAGACAGCCTTTTCCAAGGCTCTTTCAGCAGCCTCCAAAATAAAAGCACCAGATTGGCGTGTGGCTTGTTACGAGTGGCTGAAACGTAGGGAGCCTATGAAGTATGAAATTAAAGACAGTGCCGCCGAGGAAGAATGGGGCTGTTCTAGCGCACAAAAACCTTCAGAAAAGAAGACAAAATAATGGACAAAGTCATAATAGACATAGGCTGCTTTAATGCCAGAACTCAATCTCTTGCCCACAAGCTCCTTCATAGGAAAAAAGAAAACTGGTTCGGTCTTATGGTGGAGCCTAACGCTTACATGGAAGAAGAAATCTTCAAGAGTTTAAAGGGAACGAATTTTAAGTACGTTCATTGTGCCATTGACAGCCAAAACGGTTTTGGAACTCTTTACATGGGCAAATACGGATTTTTTGACAGAAGATCCCCCGCCCAAAAGGAAAAGTGTATGCGATCTTCTCTTCTTAAGAACGAGGAGTACATTTCTCAGCACTTAACGGACGAAGGTCAGAAGGTAGAGCTGAAAACCCTTAAAACCCTTTTTGAAGAAAATGAAATAAAAAGCATAGACATTTTAAAAATAGACACAGAGGGTAACGACGCCAACATAATTCAATCCTATGAATGGGGTATTCGCCCAAAAGAAATAATAACAGAAGATTTTGTTGCTCCAAGAGGCAAAAACACTTTGGCTTTTGAAAACAGGCAAGAAGTAATCAAAGAAGAGAAATACGCAGCCTTGAGAAAGGCGGGCTACGTTTTGATAGAGGCTAAAGATTGCAACAGCATTTGGAACCTTTCATGAAAAGTAAAAGTGAAATCATTGAAGTTTGTAAAACTCTTTCTGAAAAGGATTGGCAGGGCTTGGCCGAGGCTGAAAAAAGCTACGGCGATAGCTGGCGGAAACGAGGGGGCGTTGGTGCCTTTATGATGTTGGCCCGTAAGTGGGACAGACTAGAACTGCAAGCTGAAGCTTGTAGCTACGACATATTTAACGCTGTGGAAGGAGATAACCGGGAAGAAGGTGTCCTAGACGACATCCGTGATCTTCGCCGTTACCTTTTGTTGGTAGAAGCATGGTGTCACATTCAGACAGTAGACTACGACATAGAGCAAGAGCCCTTAGACCCAGGAGAAGATGTGTAATGCAAAGGGGGCTAAACCATGACGACAGAATGGAAACGCCCCTATTAGCAACGTGTGAATGTCTTGAAGAAACTAAAAAACTTGTTGTTAGAACACTGAAAAACAGATGGCCTAAATGCTCGTGCCACCGGTTTATGAAAGTTGAAAAGCAATGGCCAAAGACCCCAGGCAAATGACTTTCTTCGCGCCTAAAGGGGAGTGGGTGGCACCTACTGAGTATCCTGATCTTTCTTCCTATCGCACCATAGCTGTGGACCTTGAAACAAGAGATCCGCACCTTCGTGATCGCGGTAGCGGATGGCCCCGAAACGATGGTTACATTATCGGCGTTGCCGTAGCTGTTTCTAGTGAAGCGTGGTACTTCCCCATCCGGCATGAAATCGGCCCCAACCTAGATGTAAAAAGAACGCTGGGTTGGTTGGCAGAGTTGCTTAGTGACCCGAATCGTGAGGTGGTTTTCCATAACGCACAGTATGACGTAGGCTGGTTGCTTGCTGAAGGGGTACAGATCAAGGCAGCAATACGCGACACGATGATTGTTGCCCCTTTGCTGGATGAAAACCGGTTCAGCTATTCACTTAACAATTTAAGCCGGGATTACCTTGCTGATATCAAGTCAGAAAAAGGCTTGCGAGAAGCTGCCGCTGAATTTGGTGTGGATGCTAAAAGTGAAATGTACAAAATACCTGCGAGCTTCGTAGGGGCCTATGCAGAGCAGGATGCAGCGTTGACGCTACGGCTTTGGGACCATTTCCAAACGCTTATCATCAAAGAGGACATAGCTGATATCCTAGCCCTTGAAAACAAGGTCCTTTCTACGGTTATTCCTATGCGACAACGAGGAGTGCCCGTTGATATCAGCCGGGCGGAAGAGCTGAAAGGCTACTTCCATAAAAAAGAGAAAGAGTTTCTAAAAGAAATAAAACGGGAAACGGGCAAGCATGTTGAAATATGGGCCGCTGCCAGCATAGCAGAAGCCTTTGATGCGATTGATCTGCCCTACCCCCACACGGAGAAAACAAACGCGCCTAGCTTCACTAAATTCTGGCTTAAGAATCATGAGCACAAAGTGCCCAAAATGATTGTTGAGGCACGAGAGCTTAACAAGGCCAGAACAACCTTCGTAGACACGATACTAAAGCACACGCACAATGGACGCATTCACGCAGAGCTTAATCAACTGCGCAGCGATGATGCTGGTACTGTCACGGGGCGGTTCAGTTACAGCAATCCCAACTTGCAACAAATGCCAGCACGAAATGCTGAAATAGGGCCGTTGATACGCAGCCTGTTTGTTCCTGAGAAAGATACTTTGTGGGGTGCGTTTGACTACTCTAGCCAGGAGCCCCGGTTGGTAGTCCACTACGGGAGCATACTAGGGTTCAATGGGGCAAGAGATTTCGCTGACGAATACAATAAGGACGTAACCACAGATTTTCACCAGATGGCCGCAGACATAGTTGGTGTTCCACGCAAACAAGCCAAGGACATCAACCTTGGGCTGTTCTATGGCATGGGAACCAAGCGGTTGGCGATGGGGCTAGGGCTGGAGATAGAAGAAGGCAAAAAGCTCTTTGAAGAGTACCACGCAAAAGTTCCCTTCGTGAGCCAAATTAGCGAATACGCCATGAAACGAGCAGCCACCAAAGGTGTGATTAGAACACTGCTGGGTAGGCGGTGCCGCTTTGATAGGTGGGAACCCACTAGGTACGGCCTGTACAAGTCTCTAAGCTACCAAGAGGCGTACGATGAGCACGGGCCTAGCATTCGCCGGGCCTTTACCTACAAAGCCCTCAACAAGCTTATACAGGGCAGTGCGGCAGACCAGACCAAAGCGGCGATGGTTGCCCTGCACGAAAACGGCTATTTGCCCATGATACAAGTTCATGACGAGCTTGACGTTTCTGTCTCCTCTGAAAAAGAGGCCAAGGAAATCAAAGAAATCATGGAAACGTGTGTGAAGTTAGAAGTTCCCAGCCTTGTAGATGCTGAGTTCGGTAAAAACTGGGGAGAAGCAAAACAAACTTTTGGAGACAAACCATGGACACGAGGGATAGCGGGCAACCACTCGGAGATGGAAACATAGAAGAGCTGATAGCTTGTATGGATCAACGGCTAGCCACTGGGGATATTCTTCGGTATCACACCGCCCCGCAAGTCGGACAAGGACAAACCGTTGGACAACACACTTGGCGCGGACTAGTGCTATTGGATATGATATGGCCTTCTGCTCCTATGCAGATATGGCGATACTTCTTGTACCACGATGCAGCAGAGTTGTTCACTGGCGACATCCCTAGTCCAATAAAATGGTCCAATAAAGCGCTCCAAGAAATAATCGTAGAAATAGAAGAGGACATCTGCGATAGAATGGGTTTACCTTCAAAAACAGACTTGTCTGTAGATGAGCAAATCCTTGTAGAAATGATTGATGTACTAGAGCTGATATTTCATTGCAGCCCACTTAGGACAACGATGACTAAGGCCGAGGAAATATATCAGGCGGGCTACGAAAAGGTTTGGAAACTGAGCGTGCAGCTGGAAATGATCCTAAGGAAATCCAAAGAAAGCATGGTCCACCAAGACAGAACCAGGAGTTTATTTATGATAAGAAAACTTTTAGACGAAAAATGAGTGACAATATAATTCCTTTTCCGGGCACGGTTTTCTATAGGCAAGAAATAGAGGACGTAACCGTTCTACAATGTCCAGAAAAAACCTGCGAAGGGACTCAGTTCTTCTTAGAACTAAAGGATGACCACAGAATAATTTGTACAAGTTGCTTCGCTACTTTTAAAGAAGGATGGTAAGAGCAAATAGCCCTTGTGGCGTTTATTCGGCTTTACTACACTATAAAAAGTTAACAACCAACGGAGGCCACTATGGGTAAAATGTCGCAAATACACGCCACCGCACAACAGCACGCCACATCCGCGCCAGAAGACTTAGGTTTTGATGAAGAAGTCCAAACCATAGCCGGTGAGATACTGGCCCTGTACGCAGAGCAAGCTGCGCTTGAAAAAGAGTTGGTGAAAATAGAGTACGGCAATGATTTTGCCTACAGCACCCAGCGCAAAGAAATAGAGCAGGTACAGAGAAAGTTGTATGGTGTGAAAAAAGAAATACGAACACTTCTTTAAAGCTCTTTGAGGGGGAGACCTGTAACCTCCATGAGCGCCGCCCCCGGTTCGGGCACTCTCAACGCTGTGATGCTTTTATCAAGTTGCCCTCAAATGTTAGTAACAACTTGATAAGTAGTTAATAAGGGGTCTCGTAAGTCATAGCCTGAAAATCACAGCACACCGGGAATTTCTCGTAGAAAGGGGAAACCATGAATATATTTTTTCTTGATGAAGACCCAAAGAAAGCCGCTATCGCCCACGGCGATAAGCACTGCAACAAAATGATTCTTGAAACAGCACAGATGCTGTCCACGGCACATCATTTGTGCAACACGTTTGAGTATGCTGAAAAGCATCAGCTGTATAAAAAAGCTTTCCAAAATCACCCCTGCACTCTTTGGGTGCGCGCTGCCAAAGAGAACTATGTGTGGACGCACCATTTATTCTATCATCTTTGCAGTGAGTTTAAATTTCGGCGTAAAAAAACACACGCAACGACAAGATTACTGCTGCCCCTGTGTGAAGTGCCCCCGTTCATAGCTGAAAAATGGGGAACACCCGTAGCGCAAGCCATGCCAGAAGAGTTCAAAAATAAGAATCCTGTGATTGCCTATCGCCAGTACTACAGATATAAAGTTGAACAAGGAAAAGTGGACTACAACTGGGGAAGAGAATCGCCCGATTGGCTAGAAAAAGAGCAGCCCATTAAAAGATGCCGGATTGTGACGGGCTTTGTTGAAGGAGAATATCCCGATGGATAAAATTTTCTTGATAATAGGGATCTTGTATTTTAATCCTGAGCAGAATTCTAAAATGTTCGCTATTCACGATCAGATACTCATGCCGAATATGATGCTCTGTAGCCAAGCTATGATTCACATAATCAAAGAACGAACTTCCCCACAGATAGCGATGTGCACTGTGGTTCCTAGATCGTACACACCCCCAACTCAAAAGCCTAGGATTCCCGAATATGGTAGCCCCAAAAATAACCCATAAGAATAAGCTAGAAGTCGTTGCCAATCCAAAAAGAGAAAAAGGTGTGAGTCCCGTTCAAGAGCGGTTTTGTCAGCTGTACGTTACACGGGAAGATCTTACGCAGAGCCAATGTGCGGTGGAAGCTGGATACAGCAATCGTAGCGCGCACAGCAAAGCAAGTGAACTGCTGAACCCGAACCGATGGCCCAACATCACGGTGAGAATAAGGGAGCTGAAACAGGAGCTTGGACGTAAGTACGAAGTGACCTACGAAAAACATCTGAAAAAGATGGCCGAGCTTAGAGATGAAGCATTGCAGAACGGAAACTACTCCGCAGCGATTAACGCAGAAAAGTTTAGGGGACAAGCAGCCGGAATCTACATAGACCGCAAAGAAATACTTCACGGAAAAATTGACCAGATGAGTAGAGAAGAAGTAATGAGAGCGATAACCGAGATGCAGAAGGATTTCCCCGCTCTTCAAGAAGTAGAAGTGGATTTTGACGTAGTAAAAGAAGGATAAAATAGTTGTTGTGCCGTTTAATCGGCCAAAGCATAGTTATATTACTAAAGCAACAGCAACTTAACGGAGCAAGCTATGCCCAGTTCTACCCTAAATGTACACGGTGTCCAAGCCGTGGTTATAGAGCACTTTAATTATCCCGGCGCGACTGGGGTTTACCTGCACATCAAGGCAGATGGGCAAGAAATCCAAGTAACGTGCTTCAACACCGAGGAAATACCGGTAATGAAAATCACCCCTAAACCGGGTGAAATAGCTTGGGACGTTCGTGAAAAGGCGTTCCAAGAGTTGAATGCTAAGTCGTGTTCGGCCTAGTGTACGCCCTTTTTGAGGGCATTGTTTTCCTCCTGGGGATGGGCACGTTACTCGCCCTTCTCTGGGTAGTTTCAATTTTAATGCACGGGTGACATTATGAAACTCACTAAACAGCAACAGATAGCCGTGGCCCGATTGAGTGAACGCTACGACAAACCTTACAAAGAGCTGAGGCGCGAGGTAGTGCCCACCATTGGCTCAGATCCTTGCGTGATGATTAATGTCGGGCATATGTGGCTGGGCATTGAAAAAGATGGCTACACCCACTCATGAAATCAAAGGCCACTGGCATCGTTGGTGGCCTTTGATTACTCGCCGCTGGAGGGGGGTCTTCATGGCTTACCTAAAGAATCGTCCTAAAAGGAAGCCTGAACCCGGATATCTTGGACGCAAGAAACATTGATTAGGAGGTTCCTATGTTGACAGGACACAAAGCGGAATTCCTGCGCACCAATGAATTCACTATTCAAAGACGAAAGCGCGTGGAAAACTCCCTAACACGATATGTTGTGTGGATTGAGCTAGAAAACACCAACATGGTAGAGCTAGACGCAACTAGCAAAGACCATGCTGAAAAGATTGCCTATCACTGGCTTTACACGATGGGCAATGTGCGGTCTGCCAGCTATCGGCCAGTTACCCAAGAGGGTCATATAAAACGAAACGCTGAAAAAATACTTGACACTAACCACGACTGTTGGGACAACTCATGATCTTATCCGCTTTTCTAACCGCTCTTTTCGGCGTGTTTGTGCTCTTCTTCCTTTTTAGCAGTTGAGCATTTAGTTGTTGCATGGCTAGGTCCAGCATTGTAATATTACTTATTGGGCAGGCATTCAGCCCACCCAAATTGCCCGTAGAAAGGGGTACATCTAATGGTAAAAGCAATCAACCTTGCGCAAGCGCGCGAAAAGCAGTTAAGCAACCCTAAGACGGTTGCCGTGCCAAAATCGGCCAAGGTTGCCGTTCCGGCCAAGGTTACTATTCCCGCCAAAGCGGCCAAAGACGCCGTAGAACTGGTGTGCAAGGGTGAGGAAATCACCCAAGCCGACATCACACGGTTTATAAAACAACACGCTGGAGGTCAGCCAGCCAACGTTCGGGTAGAAGTTCTGCCCAACGTGGCCATGGCAGAGCCAAAGCCTATCCCCTTTCTAAGCAACGTAACCTACGAGCGCAAAGGTGTAAGGTACAGCGACCTTATGGACCACCTAAAGGGGGTCAAAGGCGATACCCGCCTGAGCACCATTTGGCAGGAGGGCAGTAAGCGTGGCACGAGCGCCACTAACAACCTCATGACCCAAATGCTTTTGAACGGGGGCCAAAGCCGCAACTCAAAAAGCTGGGGAACTAGCTTTGTGAAACTGGTTGTGGCTT